CGAAGGTGAGTGAACTCAGTGCTTTTTGCGAGGGTCTCATACCACGTTTGTGAAAACGTGGGTGAGTCGGTCCTAGTCCCGCTTTGGGGGCTCGATACTTCCGTTCTTCGGAGGATTTATCGTAAAATACAAAGATATAGCTAACTCTATGGGTCAATCCGTATGGACTAACCATAGGTTAGAACACCTAATCAACATGGAACTCAAACTGATATTTAGTCTCTTTCAGATCGCCGCAAGGTAGATCTGTCGGTTCTATCTATCAGCTGGGCTTCATGTTGTATTAATCCAGTTGTGGGTTCGGCTGGTTCAGAAGAGGGCTGAGACACGTGGGACCGTGGAAACTATAGGATGGATCAAAGCGATCCGCCTTTCGTTCACACGATTCCTGTGTCGTTAGCCCCCTTCCGAATCACCCGGCTTCGGTGTTCAGTTGGACACATTCGGCTTGCCAATCGGCAATCCTTTGGTCCCGCTGTTTACCTCACGCGACTCCACCCTGTTAAGATTCGGGTTTACCCTTTTGGGTATTTCCCGGCTCTTGTCAGGCTGGAAAGCTCCCGACCTAAGCCCTATTACTGTCCGGGTCCCCTCTTTATTCCAACGTTTGTTGGTGAGGTGATCCGCACGGTACTAGCGCTCGGTTGGAAGCTAGCTCGACCCGGATGGGTCGAGTGCCACGTGAGCACTGAAGCTGGTCCGAATGCCCAAGCTACGGTAGGATCGGTCGAGGACGCGCATCTCTTCTCAGGGACTCATATGTTTAACATTGAGACTCTGAGGGGGAAAAGCGGTTCTCGGTGCGATTGCAAGCGCCCGTCTCTTCAGCCCCCTAGCCTGGCTAGCGAAATTCAAGTTGGTGCCGAAATGGCGCCGGCTCGTCTCTCTCTAGTCAGGGATAAGGAAGCTAAGGTGAGGATCGTTGCTACCCTTGACTATTGACCACAATCCGTTCTCAAACCTCTTCATAACTCAGCAATGAGTTTCTTGAAAAGCTTAAAGAGCGATTGTATCTTTAATCAAGGTTCCTTCCGCGCCAAACTGGCTCGCAAGTGTGCGAGTTGGGTGTTGATATCTTTGAAACAAAATCGTATGTGTCTGGCGACACACGCGAGTTTGCTAAACGATGGATACACGTTGGAGTGGAAGTAACTGGCGTTCCCTAGGGACGTTGGTTACCTCGTTCTGAAACACTGGTTTCCCGGGGCTTGTTGGCTGACCTCTTCAGCTCTCTTGGCATGGCGGTTAGATCTAACCGCCTTGCTGAGAAAGCTTGGAGATTCTTCT